TACATCGATAGTAACGGTAACACAACGTTCCAGTACAACCAAGGTGTTAGCATTATTAACAATGCTCTTGGTAATCCAGCAGTTCCGAACAGCACACAGTTCGCTGTTGGTGCACCATCTGGTACTGACAACACCGTTCCTTCGCAGATACCTCTTGTATCAATTAGACTGTCACCTTCTGTTGACTCGTCTCTATCTGGTAACTTGGGTGAACGTGAGATTATCAACCGAATGCAGTTGCAGCTCAACTCTCTCGACGTTGTTAACACACACGAGTGCGAAGTAAAACTAATCCTGAACCCATCTCTATCAACTGACTCTTACTTAGACGTGGCACCTCCATCTCTATCACAGTTGATTAAACACACGAATGACGACACCTACGCTGGTGGACTTGAGATCTTCTCCTTCCGTGCTGCTGGTGGTCAGATTGACAACACAGGTAAGCGTGGTACAGGTGCTACTTCCTACGATATTAGTTCTATCATTGAGATGGGTAACTCCATCCTTGGTGGTGACGGTATCTTCCCGAACGGACCTGACCTTCTAACGGTTACCGCAGAACCTGTTGACTTGACGGGTGTTGATAACTCCAACCCATTCACAGTTACAGGACGTATTTCTTGGAGTGAGTCACAGGCATAACCTTGACACTTCGATAAATATCGCATATAATTGGAGGGTTATAACAACCCTCCTTTTTATTTTCTATTAATAAAAATGACTACTGACAAAACTTCAGAATTAATTCTAAACTTCTCAACTCAAATGAAAGATCTTATGAAGGAGATCTCTGAGTATGAACAAAAACTTAACACAGCTAAAGAAAGATATTTAAAACTTCAAGGTGCTGTTGAAGGTCTAAACATTCTACAAGATCAATCTGCACCTGTAGCGACAGATGAAGAAGCACCAGAGCGTGAACTCCTCAACGAAAGCTAAAGCGACATTTCGTATCTGTCTAAATAGAAAGGAAGGGTAATATTGTGTAATGGCAAAACCTAGTACGAGAGCAGAATTACAAGCATACTGTAAGAGGCAGTTAGGGGAACCTGTACTGCAAATTAACGTAGCTCAAGAGCAGATAGATGATCTGACGGATGATGCTTTCCAGAAGTTCTCTGAGTGGACTTACAACGGTGCTGAGAAGATGCTTCTTAAGCACGAGGTTACTGCTGCTGATGTTACACGTTTTCAAACTCAGAACCAGACTACTACGGTAGCTGGTAGCTCAACTGAGTGGACAGAAAGAGATAATTATATCCTAGTTCCTGAACACGTATATGGTATTAGCCGTATATTTGGTATCAAGTCTAGTGGTATAAGAGGTAATTTATTTGGTATAGAATATCAGATCTTCTTAAATGACTTATATCATTTTGGTGCTGTTGATATACTTAACTACTATATGACCAAGAGCTATCTTGAGACTCTTGATTTTGTATTGAATAATGGAACATTTATTCAGTTTAGATTCAACCAGAGACAAGACAGACTTTATCTCGACACTGCTGCTGAGGATATGAAAGCAGGTGAGTTCGTTATCATCGAATGTTATAGGGCATTAGATCCTACAACATATACTGATATGAACAACGATCCCTTTATGAAGAAGTATCTCACTGCTCTTATTAAGAAGCAATGGGGTATCAACTTAACTAAGTATCAGAACATTCAATTGCCTGGTGGAGTCACCCTCAACGGTGAGAAAATATATTCGGAGGCAGTTCTGGAGCTAGAAAAGATTGAGAGTCAAATACTTTCAACTTATGCTATTCCACCCCTTGACCTTATTGGATAATGCCTACTAGCACCTATTTCCCTACCTTACACGGTGGCACTACTGGTGAACAAGGTCTCATTCAAGACCTAGTTGACGAACAGATTAAACTATTTGGTAGTGATGTCAAGTACATCCCTCGTATAATGGTTCAAGATCAAGTGATGAATGATGTCACTTTATCAAAGTTTACAACTATATACACAGTGGAAATGCTTCTACAAAACGTAGAAGGATTTGGTGGTGTTGGTGCTGAACTTGCAACTAAGTTCGGTCTACGTATCACTGATGAGGCAACATTTATTGTCTCAGTTAATCGGTGGGAAGAAGTAGACGCAGCAAATCCATCTCTCCCAGATCGACCAAATGAAGGAGATATCATACATTATCCTTTAACAGGTGATAACTATGAGATCAAGTTTGTAGAAAAAGAAGTGCCTTTCTTCCAGCTAGGCAAAGTATATTTCTATACGATCACCACAGAGATTATGGAGCGTGGTAACACGATCTTTGATACTGGTGATGCAGCAGTCGATCAATTAGAACGTGAGGCATATACCTTCCCAATTACCTTGACTAATATCACAGGTACATTTGCAGAGGGTGAGGACTTTACTTCTAGTGGCGGTGGTGCAGGTACTGTAGTTTCCTTTGATTCTGCTACAGGTAAACTCGTTGTAGTTTATCCTACAGGTGGTTTCCAAGAAGGAGAAACAGTCACAGGTCCAAATGGAACTGGAGAGATCCAGTCATTCACTACGATCACGGTCGAGAGTGTTCAATACGATGATAACGCCGTAATAGAATTCAAAGCAGATGATGTCCTTGACTTCTCTGAAAGAAATCCATTTGGCGAAATTGGAAATAAGACAGGTAGCTTCTAATGTTGCAGTATTTTTATAACGGTACTATTCGTAGAACTGTCATAGCATTCGGTACTATTTTTAATAATATCGAACTACGTGACTTCGATGAGAATGGTGTTGAGCAAGTACGTGAAAAGGTTCCCTTAGCTTATGGTCCTAGAGATAAGTTTCTCGCAAGACTAGAAGATCTAAGTGATATCAATAAGCAAGTACAAATCACTCTGCCAAGAATATACTTTGAGATGAATAGTTATAGCTATGATCCTCAAAGAAAAACTAGTCCTGTTTCTGTCTATAAGAAGACAGACGACGCTACTGGTGGCGTACGTTCACAGTATATGCCAGTCCCATATAATATTGGGTTTGAATTAGGTATACTAGCTAAGTCACAAGACGATGGTCTTGGTATCTTAGAACAGATCTTACCTTACTTCCAACCAGCCTTTAATCTTCCCATCAAGATGATTCCTGATATGGATGAGATAAAGGATTGTCCAGTTGTTCTCAACAGTGTTGATTATACTGATACCTACGATGGTAGTTTTGTCAACCGTCGTTACTTAGAGTATCGTATGCAGTTTACTGTCAAGACATACCTCTATGGTCCTGTTACCAATATTGGTGTTATCAAGAAGTCTATTGCAGAAATTGGTACGTTGGGTGATACATCTAGACGTAAGGATACAAGACTCACTTATACTCCTAAGGCACTGGAGGATAAGAACGCTGATGGTAACATCGATGCATTAGATGATGTTCTTGTAAGTCCAGATGACAACTTCGGATTTAATGAAGGATTTGAAATGTTATGAGCAAACTAGAAGATAATATGCAAGACATACTAGATCTTCCTGAAGAGGAAGTAAATGTCATTGCAAAACCTAAGCGTGAACCAAAAGAAGATGTCACTCAAGACTACGAATATACACGTGGTCAGCTATATAACTTAATAGATAAAGGTCAAGAAGCACTTAACGGTATTCTTGATGTCGCAAATTCATCTGATCATCCCAGAGCATATGAAGTTGCAGCCTTGATGATTAAGAACGTAGCGGATACAACTGACAAGTTGATGAAGTTACAGAAAGAAACCAAAGAGGTTAAAGAAGAAGGACCATCTAAAGGTCCATCTACTGTCAACAACACTATGTTTGTTGGTAGCACTGCTGAACTAGCAAAAATGTTAAAAAAAGCGGAGGAATCTACTGATGTCTGATGAACTTAAAGAAGAAAAAGTGGACACAAAAGGGCCACTACAAAGACTAAAAGACAAGATACTACCAGATGAAGATGAACAGGCTGCCATAATCTCCACTTTCGTGAGATTGGGTGTACTAGTGTGGTCTGGGGGTATATTGACTTTAAATTACGTTGCAATTCCTGGAGTTCCGCAACAAAAAATTGACCCAACTTTTATAGCTTCTGTTTTTACAGGAGTTTTAGCTAGCTTTGGAATTCAGACAGCTAGTAAGAAAGGTGACGGTACAATGAAAATGAATGGAAATGGTGGTAATGGAGTAGGAAAAACTGGCGGTCCTACACAAACTATTGTTATAGAACAAGCACCATTAAAAATTATTGCTGAGTCACCTAAAGACGCAGACAAAAAATATACGTTATAACACTTTGAGGTTATTATGGAAAAAATTAACTGGACAAAATGGTTTGCTTTAGGAGCTGGCGGTCTCCTAGGCATTAGTCATATAGGTATGATTGGAATGCTCTCTACTAAAAATAGTAGTAAGTTACCTGATTTTAATTTACCTAGCGGACCTTATTCTGCTTATACTATAGAAGCAGACGAAGAAGGATATAAGGTAGCATATCGTGCTAACGATCCTAAGGTGATGTGGAGAGAGGAATTAATTAAAGAGAAAGGTGGGTTCCTTGGACTCGCTAATGAGAATAAGAAAGTTGTTTCACAATTCACAATGGATGGTGCAACACATCACGGTGGACCTGTATCCACACGGAGTGCTTGGATTGATCCTGCTGCATTAGCTGTTACAGGAGGTAAGGCAGATGCAGATGGAAAGGTCACTGCAAAAACCGAAGCTTGTATAAAGGCAGTCGGTGGTGGCGAACAGTCGGGAAGACTTGTAGGAACTAGTGTTGGTGCTGCTGCTGCACCTGCTGTATCA